TCTTTATTGAGAGATGGTATTAAGGGTAGTGAGCAGGAAGTTATTATGAAAGCATTAATACAGTTAGGGTTTGAAGAAATTACAGAAGTTCTTTATGGTGCTGTATACAATCTTACATTAGATGATAGTATGTCCGAAGATGAGCAAAGGTTGAGGATTAAAGAAATGTGTAGTACAAATATTATTAATACTAATCTATATGATTTTAAAATCAAACTTATTGAGGAATGACAATGTGGAATAATAGAAATGGACAACCTTTGGTTATTGGATTTGCTGGTAAGGCCCGAAGTGGTAAAGATACAGCTGGAAAACATTTGGTAGAACAGTATCAGTTTGCACACTACTACTTTGCAAAACCTTTGAAAGAAGCAACCAAAATAATGTTTGGTCTTACTGATGAACAAATTAAAAATAAAGAAAAAGCAGCAGAACCTTGGGGTAGATCACCAAGAGATTTATATCAACGGTTAGGAACTGATATTGCCCGTAACATTGATATCAATGTATGGGTGAAGGGTGCAGATATATTTATGAGAAATAATCCTGGCCGTTCTATTGTTATCACTGATGTTCGTTTTTCTAATGAAGCATTCTGGATTAGAGATCAAGGTGGCATTGTTGTTTACCTTCAAAGTGAAACTAGAGGTATTCATGAACATACTGGACATTCAAGTGAGAATGGTTTGAAGGGTGACGATGTTGATATCATTATACAGAATGATGGAACTATCAATACTCTCTATGAAAAGATTGAAGAACTTAAAACTGAAAGGTCTTTTGCGTGAGTGAAACAGGATATAAAGAATATACTTTGAAGGATGTAAAAGATTCAGCTGATAGGAAACTATTTACAGTTGTTTCTACATTCGCTGGTGGTGGCGGAAGTTCTACAGGGTATAAGTTAGCAGGTGGTCATGTACTTGCAATGAATGAATTCCAAGAAATTGCTTGTAAAACATACTCTGCTAATTATCCTGATACTACAACTATTTGCAAAGATATCAGAGAATTGCGTGTCGAAGAAATTTTTGATGCAGCTAAGATTAGACCAAGAGAATTAGATATATTTGATGGCTCTCCCCCTTGTCCGCCATTCTCTATGTCAGGTTCAAAGAGGAAAGGTTGGAATAAAACTAAAAGGGTATATGGAAAGGTTCAAACTAATATTGAAGATTTAACATTTGATTTGATTAACCTAGCTAAAGATGTTCAATCTAAGGTTATTGTATGTGAAAATGTTAAAGGTTTGACTATGAATTATGCTAGAGATCACATGAAAAAGATGATTGAAGGTTTTGAGAATATCGGATATACAGTTGTTCATAGAGTATGTAATGCATCTTTTCATGGTGTACCACAGAAGCGTGAAAGAGTTTTCATTGTCGGTGTTAGAAATGATGTGATGGAAAAACTAGGACTAAACATTATCAGCTTAGGTGAAAAGGTTTTTCCAGTACCCTATAAATTACAACCTACACAAAAAGATGCTATATATCATTTGTTAGAAGATGAAGATAATCTTGCAGAAGGTAAAATCTTAGAAGATAAAATGAGTGGTAGCACTACTGGTCAATGGGTTAAGATGATGCCAAAAGACCCGCCTAAATATGTATCTGTTGGTGATTATAACCCTAAAGGTAATGGCTTTCAAACAAGACGCTTAGGTTGGGATCAAGCTTCTAATACTATTTTGGAAAAGGGATTAATGGGTCAGTCACATATTCATCCTATTTGTGATAGGGGATTTACTACTCAAGAAGCAATACGACTTATGGGTTTACCTATTGACTTTAAACTTGAAGGTACATTAAAAGAAAAACTTGCTAGAATTGGTTTGATGGTTGCACCACCGCAACTTAAAAGGATTGCAGAAACAATTTATGAAAATATTTTGAAACCGTATAAAGAGATAGAATATGAAGATATTCAAAGCTGAAATAGAACATAACGAAAAAGAAACTTCAGAAAAATGGGTTGGCAAATTTGTTTCAGATGACTGTTATAACAAAGTATTTAAACACAATGAAGATTTCAAAGTAGTAGCACCTGCTAAAAATATTTTTGGTGAATATGAACCCATCGCAATAGTAGTAAAGAATGCTTTTTCTAAAGAAGATCATACTCTTGTAAAGGATACTCTTTTTTCAATTGAAGAAACATCTAATATGAGAGCTAATTGTTCTGGCCCTATTGATAAAGAAAGATTACTTGAAGAAAAAGGTTGGGTAGAAAATGTTGATTACAAATTAAGAACACCTAATTCTTATTATACAAAAAGGTCTGATGGCTCATGGGGCGACATAGCTGTAGGACAGGATATACATTCTTTACTTCTTGGATATAAACGTGGAAGGTTTACTGGAAAAATTCAGTTGTCTGCTTGGGCTAGAGATAATGAAGAAAGATGGAAAATCTTATTGAAGATTGCTGATGTAAATGCTGAGGCTTTCAAGAAAGGCTGTACTGATAGATATGTAAAACAGAAAACATTTGCAGAAAAACATATAGATAAAAATCATAGAATGGGTATGTTTACAGCATTCTCTCCGAATAAATACAACGAGGAACAAACTAAACAGATGTCCTTGCACATAGATAAGGGTGATACTGATTTAGGATTTACTACAATGTGTGTATTTAGGGTAGACAAGTATGATGGAGCATATCTAACATTTCCAAGATGGGAATGTGCTGTAGATGCAGATGATGGTGATGTTATTATTGCTAATTCCAGACAAGTTCATGGAGTATCACCTATACATGGCAAAGGAACAAGATTATCATGTGTGGCTTATTGTGATAAGAATGTTGCAACTCTAGCTAGTGGTGAGATACTAGCACGTCCAGAACAATTGATTGGACAAACTTTTAAAAAGGAAGGTGTGAAGCCTAACGATTTGGAGGCATTCTTATGATAGCACTTGTTATGGGTAGAGGCGTTGAGGGTTGTGGTGTTACCAGATACACTATTGAATATAAGAATTGGTTAGAGAAGCAGTGGGAAGGTTTGCAAAGGAAAAGACTCCTAATATAGAGGGTTTTTTTAAGTAAACTTTTTCCTTGTGTAATGAATACCATTATGTTATAATGGTTATAATAATAAGAAATATTAAGAAATATTAAGAAATAAGGAGTAATATTAAGTGACAACTAAACCGATGGAAAGAAGGGCTAAAAAGAAGAAATGGGAAAAGATATTAGAGGAAATGAAAAATCCTCCAGTTCCATTGACCAAAGAAGAAAGGATCAGAGGAATCAAACGGGCCAATGCTGAACTTTTTAAGATTCTTAAAGAAGAACTATCTTTAAATCAGATTAAAATTATTGCTGACCCTATGAGAACAGGAAAAACTTATAAGAGTATTGAACAGCTCATACCTTTGTTGAAAGAATCTAGGGTTGATCTAATTATTATGACTGCACCTCTTAATGGTATTATTACACAAAATCTCGACCACTTGAAAGATGTTGCACAGAGTCGTGGGTATCATGTTGAAGATAGCCCGGCCAGAATTCTTAAACTCCTAGCTAGAGGTGACAGAGTTATAACATATTTATCCAATGCTGGTGCTTATAACATTGCCAGTGTAGGAGCGAAAATATTAAAGAAAATTGATTTAGATCAGGTGAAAGTCGGAACAATTGTTGATGAAGGAGATTATGGTTCGATTAGTGATAAAGGACTTACAAATGCATCAAAGGGAACTCCTGGCCCAAAATTCCTAGCAACAATGTATAACTTTTTGAAACAAATTTGTGCGAAATCACCCCATACTTATCTTTTGACTGCTACACCTAATTATGAGCAGAATGGTTTTATTACTTCAGCAGATAAATGTAGTTTTAAAGTTTTAAAACCAAGAAAGAAGGGAGAACAGAATATTTATGCTGGACAAGTTGGTTGGGTAGGTGATGCTAAGTTTTATGATTTTGGGTCAAATAGTATATTCAACATTGGTAACAAATCTGTTGACGATGCTTTGTTTGATATGTCTACAAGTTTAGTTACTATTGATACTGAAACTGGATGGAAACGATCAGCTATGATTCAAGTTAGTGATAATGATGAGGATTATCCTGCTTATCTACCAGTAGGTCATAAGGATGCCAAAGAAGCAAAAGAGCCAGTTGGTGTGGTTATGGAGATTGCAAACAATCCAAAAGTCAAGGCAAATTTTCTTAGATTAGTAGATGAAGATACTTATATTGGTGCTATATTGAGTGCTGATGAAAAATGTCTTTTTAACTTAAAGGGAGAAGTTTTAGATATATCTAAACTTAGTAAAGTTTCCGATAAATTAGAAAAACTTGGTTTTGATACTATTTCTGGTAATATAGAAGATATAATTTATGATGCGATTGATGACCAAGATAATCCACTACGGTTATTGATGGTAAAGATGATGGCAGGGAGAGGTGTTACATTACGAACTATTAAAGAATATCTGTCCTTCAAGATGTCTGAAACATACAGTCAATGGGAACGTACAGCTCCCGAATGGAAGGATAATATCACCCATCCAGAAGAACTTGGACATATTACAGAATCATCTATACAAACTTATGGACGTGCTAAATCTTTATATGTTGTTAATGGTGACAAAGTTGTTGACAATGATGAATTTTGGGGTGAAGATATTTGTGGTGATTTAAAAAATCTACCAGATTTTGACTATCGAATTAATACTGCTAATTATTATTTGGGAAGTTCCAAAAAGGCAGAGGCTTCTTTTGAAAAATTCTTGGAATATGATGCTTGTGTTCCAGAAATGATGGCAAACGAGAAAGTTGGTTTCGGTAGTGTTGTCCCTTGCCCCCTTTGTGGTTGTCCTTCTAATGGTCATTGTCAAAACCATGAAAATGTAGAAGATATTGAGAAATATATTACACCTACTATAGATCGTGGTAGTGTTACAGATGAACTTAAAATTGAAGGTTCATAATGACACTAAACGGAGTGTATCATACAGCAAAGATTGGGGATATAATATATAGTTTACCTGCTGTTTATTTGAGAGGTGGAACTAAGTATTATAAAATCAAAAGGGAAGGGGTATGCGAATACCTCAAACCTTTACTAGAAGCTCAACCCTACATTGGTAGGGTTGAGTACTCCTCAAACGGAAATGATTGTGAGCTGGATTTCAGTAACTATCAGGCGTTGTATAAGTTATACCTTAGAGGAAACTTAACTTATATGCATTTGATATGTGCTGGTATCCGAGCTCACCACTTTCCATTAAAGATCAGTAAGTTGTCAATAAAGTCAGACCATTTATCCTATGGGAATGTAGATATTGACTTAGATACCCATAGAAATATACCAATTTGGTCTGATGAAAAACCATGGCTTACTAATATAGAACCAAAACACGTTGCAGATATTATTATTAACATTACTGATAGATACCATGATTGGAAAAATCACGGAGTTAAAGAACATGATTTTAGAAACTTTGATTATACATTATGTAAGGATTATGATTGTGGCTTCATTGGTTTAGATAATGAATACCAATTGTTTGTTGATAGGTATAAGTTTGAACCGAAGTTCATCAGGGTGAGTGATGCTTTAGAAACTGCACAAATCATAAAAGGTTCTAAGCTATTCGTTGGCAATGCTTCATCCGCAAAAGCAATCGCAGAGGGAATGAAACATCCAACCCTTATGGAGATTTCTAAAACATATCCAGATTGTATTCCTATGCATAAACATGGTTATCATTTTATATCAAAGGAATTAGTTGAACATTATATAAATAATGATACACCTTATGCAGAGTTTCCAGTAATTGAGCCCAAACAAGTAGTTAAACCTAAACAAGCTTTAGAGGGGTTTTTTAAATGACTGATAAAGATATAGAAATCACAGAATATTTTGAGTGTGAATGCTATTCAAATAATCACTTAATGGCAGTTAAATATTACAAAGAGAGTTTAAGTGATGAACAGAAAGAAAAATGGCCTGAGCAGGAATTATGGGAATGGATTTCCTTTCATGTGCAAATGTCTCACTACCTGCCTTGGTATAAAAGGATTTGGTATGGATTAAAATTTATGATTGGATTACAAGATCACGGTTGTAGTTGGTCAGAAACACTTATAGAAAATATAGAAGATAAAGAACGAATGATTAGTTTATTGAAGAAATATAAAGCATGAAAGAAACAATAGTATGGAGTATGATATGTATTGCTGTTGTCATGTGTTTAGGTCTAGCATTGTATGAGTTGAATAACTTCATGGAAAGTTGTCAATGTGTTAGTCTGTAAGGAGAGATGTTTGATCTTATAAATAGTGGTACAGGGGAAGATTGGCGTCTTCCCCGAATACCTAAACACAATTTTATCGGAAAGGATAAAATCATGTCTAAATCTATTTATACCCACAAACATCACATAGTTCCAAAACACGCTGGTGGTTCAGATGACCCTAGCAATCTCAAAAAACTTACAATAGAAGAACACGCCTTAGCTCATAAGAAGTTATTCTTTATCTATGGAAATCCAATGGATGAAATAGCATATTTGGGCTTAGAAGGAATGATAGATAAAGCAGAATGTATAAGAAGGTCTTTATCTGAAAATGCAAAGAGAGTGAATAAGAAATGGCCAGCAGGAACAAGAGGTCATTGGAATTATTCTAAAGCTAAAGGTAATGGAAAAAACTTCAAGACAGATAAAACTTATGAGATTACATTTCCAGATGGAAAAAAGGAAACTATCAAAGGTTTGTCAAAGTTTTGTAGAGATAATGAATTGAATCTAAAAGCCTTTCATAAAGGTTGTATTCAGCGAGAAAGAAAACACAAAGGATATAGTGCTGCACGAATTGTCGTATAATTGATATAGTTGAACCATTTAAGAACCGGCTATCGTATGCCGGCACCTCCACCAATTTTTCCCTTATACCAAATTCGGGGGTGAAAGGATTCGATTGGATGAGCGATTCTATATTGACGACACCGAGAAGAATGGTGGCTCGGTTATCAACCATTCAAATCACAAATGCTAACGATTATTCGTATGCAATTGCTGCGTAGTCTTTGACTAAGTAGCGGGGTTTGGTAGTTTTCCTAGCAACAGAAAAACTACCGCCTATTATTCCGGCGTGGCACAATTGGTAGCGCACTCGACTGTTAATCGAGTTGTTGTAGGATCGTACCCTACCGCTCCGGCGGTAGCTACCGCCGGAGCCAAAAACCTTGTTTACCTATGGATTTCGACAAAAAGACCCCTTAAAACGCATCTAAGGGCCTTAAAATATTTGTTTTGTTGTTTTATAAGGGTTTACACAGTATTTAACTTTCAGCGGGTGTAGCTCAGTGGTAGAGCTTCACGTTGCCAACGTGAATGTCGCGAGTTCGAGCCTCGCCACCCGCTCCAAACAAGGAAAACTTCTTCCTTGTATTACCAATACCATTATGATATAATGGTTATACTAAAGTGATGAATGACTCATCACTAATTTGATGTTTAATTTTTAGGAGATTTATTTTATGCGTAACACAACTGTTGGTCAACCAAAAGTAGGTATGAAGAATGCTCGTAAAATCACCCGAGCAGAAGCAGACGTAACTGGATTGCCTCGTTGGGTAGAGATTTACACTTCACCTGCTACTGGACAAACTGCTTTCAAGGATTGTGATCTTGATGGCGGAGCAAAGGCTGTCTTTGCTTGTCGTAAAGCACTAAACTCTCATTGGGGTGTTTAGTCTTTAACTAATCATGGGGGGATGGGCAACCATCTCCCCTATTTTATTATGAAAACATTCATACTCATATTTTCATTTTTAATATTAAGTGGATTTACGAAAGTTTCAAATGAAGAACTTACTTGTTTGGCTCAGAACATTTATTTTGAAGCTAGAGATCAAATTACTAAAGGTCAGATTGCAGTTGCACTTGTAACTATAAATAGAGTGAAGAGTAGAAGATTTCCAAACTCTATTTGTAAAGTAGTGAAACAAGCAAGATATAGAAATGGAAAGGTTGTTAGAAACAAATGTCATTTCTCTTGGTTTTGTGATGGTAAATCTGATAGACCAAAAGATAAAATTGCATGGAAAGTATCAAAGGTAATTGCAACTGCAATGCTACAACAGCCAGGAGCTCATATTAAAAATTACGGTGAACGATGGAAGGTTAATGATTTTCTAAATGGTGCAACCCATTACCATAGAAATGATGTTGATCCTTATTGGAACCGTAAAATGTTAAAGGTTGCAATAATAGGAGATCACGTTTTCTATATTGATCCTTATAGATATTAACTTAACAATGGGGGAACAAATGTCTGAAAAAGAAAAGAAGGGCCCCGCCTCTCCAGAAGAAAAGGGTGTGTACCTTTTCATGGAAGAAGTAAGTCAAGAAACTTGTAAAGAACTTATTTCTTTTATGTTAACTAAGAGTTGGCAGAGACCTAGACCTAAATGTTTACAGATAGTAATTAATTCTCCCGGCGGAGACTTGAATGCTGCGTTCGCTGTAATTGATGTTATGAATGGATGTCCGTTTCCCGTTCATACAGTTGGATTGGGACAAATCTCATCAGCAGGTTTTATGATGTTTATTAATGGTACTAAGGGTCATAGACTATTGACTCCTAATACCTCTATTATGTCTCATCAATGGAGTTGGGGTGCATGGGGTAAAGAACATGAACTCATAGCTCAAACAAAAGAATTTGAACTAACTTCTGAAAGGATGATGAACCATTACAAAAAGTGTACTGGTATGAGTGAGAAAAAGATCAGGGAGTATTTACTTCCAGCTACAGATGTTTGGATGTCTGCAAAGGAAGCAAAGAAACTTGGTATTTGTGATAAGATTAAGGAGTTCAAATGAGCATAGATGTTAATACTACCATAGAAAAACTTGTTAGAGATAAGAAGATTTCATACATGGAAGCTATTATTATGTATGCTGACGATGTGGATGGTGAGATTGAAATGGTTGCAAAGCTTCTAAATAGGTCTATCAAAGATAAACTTGAAGCAGAAGCTAACGACTTGAATATGATGAAGAAACAAGTTACAAAATTACCTTTGTAATGTGCGTGATGAATGTTTAGAATGATACTAAGAAATATAACGAAATAAGGAGAAATATGTATGTCTAGTTTTAAAGATTTAAAGAACAACCGAATGAATAACCTGCAGTCATTAACAAAACAAGTAGAGAAGCTATCAGAGAAACCATCTTATGAAGATGAACGAATCTGGAAGTGTGAAAGAGATAAAACAGGTAATGGTTATGCTGTTATCCGTTTTCTCCCTGCAGCTGCAAATGAAGATGTGCCGTGGGTTCGTATGTGGTCGCATGGTTTTAAGGGGCCAGGTGGTTGGTATATTGAAAACTCATTGACTACACCAAGAGCAGATGCTCCAAGTGGAAGTGATGATCCTGTATCAAAGGCAAATACTACTTTGTGGAATTCTGGTATTGAGTCTGATAAGAATATTGCAAGAGATCGAAAGCGTAAGCTAAGTTACTATTCCAATATTCTTGTACTTGAAGATTCAACAAATGCACAGAATGAAGGTAAAGTATTTTTGTTTAGGTATGGTAAGAAGATTTTCGAGAAAATCGAAAGTGTTATGAATCCAGAGTTTAAAGATGAAGAGCCAATGAACCCGTTTGATTTCTGGTCTGGTGCTAACTTTAAACTCAAAATCCGTCAAGTAGAAGGATATGCAAATTATGATAAGTCAGAGTTTGCTTCACCATCTGGATTGTTTGACGGCGACGATGCTAAGTGTGAGGATGTTTGGAAACAACAGCATTCACTTCAAGGTATTCTAGCTCCAGAGAACTTTAAGAGTTATCAAGAGTTGGAAGCACGTTTCAAAACGGTTACTGCTTCTAGTACAGGCAGTGATTATAGTGAAACTATTGAAGAGAGTACTGCTGATCCAATTGCATCTGTTGATTCAGCTGAATCAACTTCTGAAGATACCCTTGAGTATTTTAAGAAATTAGCTGAGCAGTAATTAATATTGGGGGAGTATTATTTGTTATATTGGTGTATAACCAGTAGTATGCTGGTATCATTCCGCAGGAGCTCCGTGATACCTTGTGAAACCGTTTCGGTAATACTCCCCCTTTATTTTATTCCCAGTTCTTTTTCTGTAAGGACTACAAATTCCCAATCCCTTTTCTCAGCATATTTCTGTGCTGCTTTCCATTTTGCTTGATTCATTACATAAGCTTTGATTTTATTCTTATAGCTAACAGTCTGTCTTTTGGGTTTCTTAGGTGGGAAACATTGACTATATGGTTTAATCTCTATGATATACTTCTTAGTCATCCCTGAGCGAGTTACTACCTTGACATAGAAATCAACTAAATAACGCCTATAACGCTTGTCTATTGGGTGATAATAGGGTATTATGACAGTCTCAGAGCCCCATTCAATGACATTAGGGTTACTGTCTAAGTACTTCATATAGATGAGCTCCCAGCGTGACCTATGTTCACATTCATGGAGATTTCCCACATATTTCTCTTTGTTTCTTACCTTATATTTTCCAACTCTAGGGTATTTGTTCATATATCTCTTATAAATATAGTATATAGTTACAGATATTTATAACAGAGGAAAAGGAAATGGCCAAAGGAGTAGATCAATTTAAAGCACAGACGTTAGCGAATTTCGCAAGTCCTAATTTATTTAGAGTTGAAATTACTAAACTTGACCCTAGACAAGTGAATTCAAGCATCCGAGAAAGACTAACATTTGTCTGTCATAATGCACAAATTCCAGGCCTAACTATGGTAGCAACAGATAAGGATTTAGCTTATAGGTCAAATGTTCGTCAAAAAACTTATGATGATATAACATTAGCTTTCCATTGTAATGATGATATGCTAGAGCTTAAATATTTTCAAGAGTGGATGGCAGAGATGGTTAATCCCGAAACTAATAGAGTTGGTTTTTATAATAATTATATTGGAACTATTACAATACATAAGTTAAGTAGGTTAAAAGGAAATAATTCAACAGTAGAAGCAAACGCAACAACCTTAGTAACAACAATACATGAAGCTTATCCAAAAAGAATTGAACCGTTATCATTAGATTATTCTGGTACTGGTGTAATGTCATTAAGCGTTAATTTTTCTTATAGAAACTATGAACAGAAATGGATAGCATTAGAATCACCAGAGATTATAGGACAACCGTTAAAAGCACCAGATAGTGTTAAATTTCTTGATACAGATAGACAGAACTTAGGTTCATTGAGTTTAAGAGCATTAAGTAAAACTAGACCATTAAAAGTAGGAGTGGGGATTCGATCTGGTGGAGATGATTTGCTAGATTTTAGAGGAGCACGATAAATAATAACAATATCATTTTATATTAAGGAGTTAATGAAATGGGATTACCAAAAATTGCAGTACCAGAGTATAGTTTAAAATTACCATCAACAGGTGAAGAAATTAAATATAGACCTTTCTTGGTTAAGGAAGAAAAGATTCTTCTTATAGCTATGGAAAGTGAAGATGAGAAACAAATAGCTGATGCTACAAAGACAGTTATCAAGAATTGTATTTTTGGTGATGTTGATGTTGACTCATTGCCTATCTTTGATATTGAGTATATCTTTCTATGGTTAAGGGGTAGATCAAAAGGTGAAGAGATAGAGCTTAAATACAATTGTCCTACCTGTAAAGGAGAAATAGAAGTATTTTTTAATATTGAAGATGTGAAGGTTAAAAAGAATGATGAACATACAAACAAGATTCAATTAACAGATGATCTTGGAGTATGTTTAAAGTATCCTGATATGAGTCTACAGTCAAGAATAGATAACATTGATAGTGATAAACAAATTGAAATAGTATTTAAAACTATTTTATTGTCTATTGATTATCTCTATGATAATGAAAAAACATATCCAGCTAAAGACCATACTGCGGCTGAGATGGAAGAGTTTTTAGAATCATTATCTGATGACCAGTTTCAAAAAGTTTCTAGTTTTTTTGAGACAATGCCAAAACTAAAGCATGATATAAAGTTAGAATGTAAAAACAAAGTAAAGGGTGAAGGAAAGAAAAAGGATAAAGTTTGCGGATATAAAGAGGACATGACTCTGGAGGGTCTACAGTCTTTTTTCGCATAATCCTCTGTGATAATTCATTATCTAATATGATTAACACTAATTTCTCAATGATGCAACATCATAAATATTCTCTAAGTGATATAGAGAATATGTTGCCTTGGGAAAAAGATATCTATGTAGCATTATTAGTTAAGTTCATTGCAGAGGAAAATGAACGCATTAGAGCACAAAATAAATAAAAGGGATAGAGTATGTTACAAATACCACAAAATACAGAGTTTTCCGATTCTATAGGGAATGTTTCTCAGAGTGTGTCTAAAATGGCAGTTTTTGCAGAACAATGCATGGTAGTTCCCAAGAAAATTCATATCACTATAAATGATCCCTTAACTGTTGAAGCTCCTAAGTTGATAACTGATGGTAAAGATAAAGACGAAGAAAAACCGAAAGCAACAAAATCAGAATCAGTATTAGCACTAAAAGCTAAAGAAAAGACCAAAAGAGCAGAAGAAAAAGAGAAAAAGTGGAGAAATAATGTTAAGAAATGGCAAGACGGACTGCTTATTACTCTTACAAAAACTTTGACTGATAATCCCATAACAAATTTCATAAAAGACCATTGGGGTAAATTGTTAATAGGTCTTGGATTTTTATTTCTAAAACCTGCACAAATGAAAGCGGTGTGGGAAGCACTTAAAGGTATGGCAACATGGTTATGGAAAAATGGGCCAGGGATATTTAAAGGTATATATGATGGATTAAAATGGCTTGTTCCAAAGATAGGCAAGTTGATTGGTGGAATTTTTAAGTGGCTTTTTGGAGAGACTGATAAAGAGAGGGCACAAGATAAAGTTGATAATATGAAAAGGAAGGATGATGAATCTGAGGTTGAATTTATAGATAGAAAAGCTGCAGAACAGAAAAAAGTTGACCAGATGTTAGACGGTGGTGAAAGAACTGGTGGACTAGATGATAGTCTGTTTAAAAGAGTTGCACTTGGTCTAGGTAGTCTTATATTGCTTTTGAAAAAATTAGGGCCGGATGGTATAGTTGGAAAGATGTTTTCTAAAATGGGTAAAGGACTGTCTTTAATGGGTAAAGGACTGTTTGATAAGGTTATTGGAAATAGGGTGATGGAACATAAAGCTAAAGATTTTTTGACAGATGATATGATGAAAATGGACAGAGGTAAAAAACTTTCCATGATGGACAGGTTTCGTAATAATGATTATGTTAAATATGGAAAAGATAAAGCAAGTAAAGTTGGTGGAGTAGTCAAAGCTGGTGCAAGTAAAGTTGGTGGAGCAGTCAAGAATGTAGCAAGTGCCGGTGGTGATTGGTTTAAAACTTTAATGGGTAAGTTTGGTAAAGCAGGAAAATTCTTAGCTAAGATGGGTAAAAGTGTTGTCCGAGGTTTGATGACTATGGGCCCTTATGGTTGGGGAATCCTTGCAGGTATCGCTCTTGGTGGATTGGTTTGGTATTTTTGGGATGACATTACGAAAGTGTGGGATAAAGTTGCAAGTTCTATAAAAGAAGGATTTACTGCAATTCTCACAATGGCTTCTGGTATCGTAGGAAGTGCAAGGTCAATGCTTGGTAACTTTTTAAGAAGTATTGGTGCGGGAATGATTGCTGATTGGATTGACCCTGATGGTGCTGATCCAGAAAAAGAGAAAGAAGAATTTACATGGGGTGGATTTGCAAAGGAACTTTGGAATATTTATAGTGGTATATGGGGAAAAATATTTGATTTAATTAAAGCTATAAATCCTATAGCAATTGCTAAAAAAGTAGGAGGAAAAATCTGGAATACCGTCAAAGGTATTTTTGGTATGGATGATGACGAAGTTGAACCGATTTCAGATGAACAAGTTAAAATACAAGATGATAAAATAGAGAATCGAAAGTCAAAAGGAAAATATGGAACTAAAGCTGAATTTCTTCAATCAGAAGAATACAAATCACAAATTCGTAAACCAGATGGTACTCTTAAAGGAATAAATACAAACAAACAAGACAAAATGTGGGAAGCATATCTTGATGGTGTAGACAATAAGCCTTCTGCGGTATCGACTCCTAGTAAAGTCACAGCAACACCAATAGCAACAAGAGGAACAGAAAGAGCACAGAAAAAAATAGAAGAAGTTAGAAATATAAAGTCTACAAAAGAAAGAAAGAAAAAGATAAAGAATATATTGAAGGGGCCGGATGGTGAGGAATTTTGGGAAGCAATGTCACCCGAAGAGCAGGATAGACATAGAGGGGTAGCAATGCTCGGTGGTGTTATTACTAAGGAACAAGCATTAAGTATGCAACCAAGAGTTTCCCCAACAATGAAAGCAGATACATTGAATCAAGTTCAAGGTGAAAATACAGAATTGAGTTCAGCTGGTAATACTGTTGTAGCACCTACTACAATAAACAATTATTATAATAGTTCTGGTGGCGGTGGTGAAGGTGGTACTGCAATATATGGAGTTCCGACAGCACAACAAGGAAAACAACATAGACATAGCAATATAAGATAATCTAATGGCTGAAGAAAGAAGGTCACAGACTTTAAAAAGAGCTGGGGTGCAGGAAAAAAAGATTTTCCTGTCTCTTTCAAAGTTACAAAAATACCCAAAGGTTAGAGAAATCTTTAAAGAGTCAGCTCGTCTTTTTAGAGCTGGAAAAATTAAAAATATTAAAGATATTTCTAAAGATAGAAATATAAAGAAGATGCTTTCTGAACTTCCTTATGAAGATAGAAAGATGTATAATAAACATTTGGAGAAAATAGGGTTTCCAACCATTGATGAGACTATAAAGCAGATACAAAAAACAAGAGCTGCAATCAAACTTGCTGGAAAAAAGAAAGATGAAATAAAACAAGTAAAACAAAGATATGGTGAAAGGATAGAGGAATTTACAGAAAAAAAGAATCCTATATTAAAAACATTAAATAAGCATATAAAATATCTAGGTGAACAATCATTCTTTCAGAAGGCTCACCTTGCAGCAAAACAAAGAAGCATCATAGAAAGAAGTGAAACTTCTATTAATTTTTATAGAGAGTATGCGATAGAGTATGGTACAGGGTTTAATTTTAGAGATATGATTCGCGAAGGTGGAAAGAGGAAAAGTAATTTTCTACTAGGAAGAATGTATTTCTACAAGTACAGGCCAGACCCCGTTGAGACAGATTTTGATTTATACCCGTTGATGTTTATCTTAGATAAATCAGAAGATCATTTTTCAGGAATCAATTTTCATTATATGAATCCGCGATCAAGGGGTA